TTATTTTTAGGATAGCTTTCTTTATACCAATCATACTCTGGAATACTACGAGCATCTGAATTAATTTTCTTAATTTTATTACCCCTACTAAAGAACTCTTCAATTTGAGAATTAATATCTAGCTTATCAGAAGTTTTTTCTATTTCTTTTTCACTTACTTCTGTTGTAGTAGCAGTTAATTTAGCTAATCCATTAGGGAAAGTGTAATGTTTTTCTTCATTAATTATTTTATAAGGTATTTTCATTATTTTAAATCTCCATCTTTATTATATTTTAATCCAAGAGATTCTGTGAGTATTGCCATTTGCTCACAAGTTATATCCCAATTTTTAGGACGCTCATCACCATCCCATATTTTATCTAGTTCTTTCCAAAGATGATTAATTGAATTAATAATTTCTTGTCTTGTGTGCATTGTTATTTATCCTTTCAAATAAAAACTCCTTTAATCTTCAAGACTTAAAGGAGTTAGTTCATATTGATATTGATATTAATATTATAGTTTATACCATTGTCCAGTACTTGTGTTCCTACGATGGAAGACTACAGTGCCGTTAACTATAGTAATTTTAGTGGTTGGTTGCCATTTAAAAGTTTCCATATCTAACTCCTTTATTATAAATTTATTTAATTAGGAATGTCTCAGCGACAAACGAATCCTAGCAAACTCCACCAACGCTGTCAACCCCTACGGATTTCGTGGCCTGTAGCCGACTCCACTCCACAGAAACCGAGCCAAAACCGACTCCGCATATTGTTGTCAATAAATATTCACTATAAATCCCTGGCATTATTGCACTCAATAAATATTGACTATAAATCCCTGGGATTATTGCACTCAATACTTATCACTCAATATTAGTTACAAATAAAAATACATTTATAGTAATTTATATATAAAAAAATATAAAGCGCCATGTATATTATTTATATATATTGATGAAAATTTTATTTTTTGGAATAGGAAAAGAATAGAAAAAGAATAGAAAAAGAATAGAAAAAGAATAGGAAAATCAATGCTTTACAAATTGTTTTGCAATCGGGATTTTTTTTGTTTATACTATCGCCGTTCCGAAAAATCGGAATTTTTAATAATTTAAACTTTAATATAGGAAATAATAAAATGCATACAACAGACTACATAAAAGAAAATCCAGAAAAAGCTGAAACTCCTATTAACTCTAAAAATCTAACAACAGCTATTCAAGTGTGTAAACATAGAGAAGCGTTTACAGCTGAATGTATTGCTAGGAAATTAGAACCTGTACCTGCCTTCGTTTACGTGGGTTATCAAGACACGGCCCAATATCAGTATGTAGGCAATGCTGATAATCCATTTGATAAGAGCGCAGGATTTTCTATTGATTGTTCAGACAATGAATATCTAATAGATACGCTTTCATTTTTTGTGTTAGCTACTAAAGGCAATCTCTTGTCGCTTTTTAAAGCTATCGGAGTTAATACAATGGGCGATATTAATGATCACGATTTTATGAAGGATTTACATGATGATCAATTTAATATCTTGTATAAGTTTGGACAGGCTATCCAAGCTATGATAGAGCAGGGTTTAATAGTCGTGAATAAGAGGGCTTCAAAGCCTAAAAAGTCGCAGGATATAAATCTTATAAGCGCATTGAAAGTGAATAGTATTAAGCCCTCTAAAGCTAAGCCTAAAGCTAAGCCTAAAGCTAAGCCTAAAGCTAATCTTAAAGCGCTTAGCAAGGCAGACTTGATAGCACTACTACAATCTAGTTAATAACTTAGCAATTAAAAAGCCCTCCAAGTGCAATGCTTTGGAGGGCTTTTTTTTTGGCTCAAATTTAATAACTGTATATCCATACAGCATATCTTCTAGCAATCTCTTAGCGCCGATTTAAGAGCAAGTCCATGCCTACCTAGTAGGTTGATATTAAAATTAAATTATTATTTTGTGGCGCTATCTCTAAAGCGCTTAGAATTGATTATATAGAATTAATCTAGATTACTTATTATCTTGTCGGGTTAATGCTTCTAATTATTGATAACTGTATAAGTTATTGAATTTTAAAGCCCTTTAAAGTGTTATAGGGCTATAAAATAGGCTTATAACTCTCTAAAGGGCTATGGAAACTAGAAAGTACTTTAAAGGGCTTTATAAATGGCATCATTTCATAGCTCTTTTAAGCCCTCCAAAGAAAATGAAGCTATTATAGAATGCTTTACAGGGTACGCAGGAGGCCAGGGGCCCTCCATAGTATATATACTAATACATATACATTTTAAAGGGTTTTAGAGTGTCAACCAGTTAGGGCGGGAACTTTAAAGTCTCTAAAGACTCCAGAGGAAGGACAGGCGGCGATGGGGGGCTGTATGGTATGTAGTGAACCCCGGTGGGTTCTATAGTATTATACACCTAAATTTCTATTTTGTCAATATGCTGTTACAATTCGTTGCATTATAGACTTGACAAACTGTGTAAAACTCTGTATAATATACAGTATTATGAAAAAAGAATTAACAATAAAGCAAAAGACTTTCTTAGACCATCTTGTTGAAACAGGAGGTGATCCTAAAGAAGCTGCAAGGTTAGCCGGATATTCCGAAAATGGACATTGGCAAGTCGTACAAGCACTTAAAAATGAAATTATAGACTTAGCCTCTAACATACTCGCGCAATCCGCACCTAAAGCAGCAATGAAGCTAGTGGATATAATGGAATCCAATAATCCAGTTCCCCAAGCTAACATGAGATTACAGGCTGCACAGACTATCTTAGATAGAACAGGACTAGGTAAACAGGAAAGAGTAGATGTTAATCATAAAGTAGAAGGAGGTTTATTCATACTCCCGGCCAAAGAAGAGATTATTATAGATGCGAAAGCAGAGAGCGAGTAGCACAATCCCATTCGGGTATGAGCTATTAGAAGATAATAAAACTTTAAAGCCTATAGAAGATCAATTAGAAATTTTAAAAGATGTAGCATCTATGGTTAAAGAAGGTTTATTATCTTTACGCGAAGGAAGTCTTTGGATAGAAAGTGAAACAGGGAGGTCTTTAAGTCATACCGGACTAAAGAAGATTATAGAGAATGGAAGATTGGAAACAGAATCCAGAAAACTACCTGACGGATAAAGATGGTAACTTTGTTCTCAAGAAAGATGGTACTCCCCGTAAGAAGACGGGAAGGCCGAAGGGTGCAAAGGGTAGAGGCTACAACTTCCACTCAGAGACTAAGGCCAAGATCAAAGCAAGACGAGCAGTTAAAGATAAAGAAAGAAGAACAGAAAAATTAAAACAAAGATTAGATGCAAAAAGAAATTCATTAAACGCATCTAAAGAAACATTAAACAAGTTAGAAAAGAAGACAACTAATAAAGTTGTTACTGAAGATATACTGGATAAAGTTCCAAAAGCTTTAAAAGAAGAAGTCAATGACAATGTTATATTCAAGCCTAACAATGGGCCACAGACAGACTTCTTAGCAGCACCAGAACGAGATGTACTTTATGGTGGTGCAGCAGGTGGTGGTAAGTCTTATGCAATGCTTATAGACCCATTACGATTTGCACATAGAGCAGCACACAGAGCGTTAATACTTAGGCGCTCAATGCCAGAGCTAAGAGAACTAATAGATAAAAGTAGAGAATTATATCCGAAAGCCTTTCCGGGCTGTAAGTATAAAGAAGTTGAGAAACTTTGGAACTTCCCTAGTGGAGCTAAAGTAGAGTTCGGCTTCTTAGAGCGAGATGCCGATGTCTATCGGTATCAAGGCCAAGCCTATTCTTGGATTGGTTTTGACGAGATTACTCATTTACCAACTGAGTTTGGATGGAACTATCTCGCTTCTCGCCTAAGAACGACCGACCCGGCTATTACACCTTATATGAGATGTACAGCGAATCCGGGTGGTGTAGGTGCTACATGGGTTAAGAAAAGATATGTTGATCCCCATCCACCTAATGAATCGTTTACAGGTGGCGATAATCTAACTAGAAAGTTTATTCCGGCTAGATTAGATGATAATCCATATTTAGCTGAAGATGGTCGGTATGAAGAGATGCTCAAGGCATTACCGCCCACTCAACGTAAACAATTACTAGAAGGTAATTGGGATGTTAATGAAGGCGCAGCCTTTACGGAATTTGAACAAGATGTACACGTTATTACTCCTTTTGAGATACCTATCTCTTGGGAGCGTATCAAAGGTATTGACTACGGTTATGCTTCTGAAAGTTCCTGTATATGGGGAGCAGTTGATTCATCAGATGGTACTTTAATTATTTATAGAGAATTATACCAGAAGGGATTGACAGGAGAAGACTTAGGAAATAGAATAACTCAAATGGAGTTAAACGATCCGTATTCTGTTCAAGGGGTTTTAGACACGGCAGCGTGGGCTAAGACTGGAACAACAGGCCCAACAGTAGGTGAATCTCTTGTTCGTGCAGGTCATAAACTACGAAGGGCTGATAAGAATCGGATACAAGGTAAAGTACAAATCCACGAATACTTAAAAGTGCAACAAAGCGGTAGGCCACGATTACAAATATTTAACACTTGTCCTAACCTGATACGTGAGCTACAAAGTATTCCTCTGGATCGTTCAAACCCTGAAGATGTAGATACACACGCGCCAGATCATGCTTATGATGCTCTGCGCTATTTAATAATGTCTAGACCAAGAATACAAGATTCATTTAGTAGAATAAGAAATCTGCATTTGGAACAGGCTTATACCCCGGCTGATAGTGAATTTGGCTATTAGTAAAATAATTTAATAACTCAAGCGAGGAAATAACCAATGGCAAATCCAGTTTATAATGTTAGAGATACTGGCAGAAACTCTGCGAGGACAGCAGATGTAAGAGAAATGGCAGACAATATGCTAACCTCTTGGACTTCTGTAACTACAGGAACTATTGCAGTAACAGACGATACTAATACTGATGTTAGCTTTACACAACCTGCTGACACAATAATTCGTAGTCTTATTGCAGTTCCGGCAGGAAATATTGTTACAGCAGGTGGAAGCGGTAACGATGTAGATTTCAGTTTAGGAACTTCTTCAGGAGGCACTCAACTTATTGCAACTGAAGCTATCTTAGATGATGGTGGTTCAGCAGTAACTTGGACAGCTAATGCACCTTTGTATATCATTCAAGATTCACATGGTCATGGAGCTAATGCTTTTGTTGGAACAGGTGTAACAGCAGGTGTTGTTGGTGGCCCTGCAACAAGTGAAGCTATTGTTATAGCAGCTACTTTGTATACTGCTTCTGCAAGAACACTCTATGCACGATTAACTCCAATAGGTGCTGATTTAGCTACAGCAGCAACTACTGTGACTTATTTAATTGAGTTCTTACATCTAGGTGCTACACCTGATCAATAGATCATAACTGTTTTACCACGGGCGTTGCTATATGTTTCCAGAACTATATTTAGTTTATACCATAATAGTAACGCTTGTGGTTTTAACACATTAAGGTTTTAATATGGCTGAAGAAGAAAATAGTTTAATACAGAATGCAGATGGTATCTATTTTGAAGCAGTAGAAAATGAAGAAGGTATGAATTTAAATCTTGAAGGAGAATTAAATAACCGACTTGCAGGACTTATTGAAGATAGATTTACTACTGCTGAATTAGCTAGAGATGCTGATGAAAGTAGATGGATGACCGCTTATCATAATTATCGTGGTCTTTATCCGAAGAATGTTAAATTTAGAGAATCAGAAAAATCTAGAGTCTTTGTAAAAGTAACTAAGACAAAAGTATTAGCAGCTTTTGGTCAGCTAGTGGATGTTATCTTTGGAGGCAATAAGTTTCCTATAGGTGTAACTGAAACTAAAGTACCTGAAGGTGTTCCAGAAATAGCACACCTTGATACTAATAATCCTGTACCCGGAATTGAAACAAGTTCAAGTGAAGAAGCAACAGATGATACTCCTAGTAATCCTTTTGATGTAGGCTATGAAGGAGATGGTAAAGATTTAAAAGCGGGTGAAACTTTTAGTGTAGCAGAACCTTTAGATAAGCAAGCTGCTAATATATTAACTACTGGTGCTTCTGCTAATCCACAAATTCCTGAAATGAAACCTGCTCAGAAAGCAGCAAGGAGAATGGAGAAGTTAATACACGATCAAATAGAAGAGTCTAATGGTGCTAGTGAAATAAGAAATGCTTTATTTG